CGAGGTTTTGACGATGGTAGACTTCACACGCAGGTCGTCGAGTAGCGACCACCACTCAAAAGGCAATAAGGTTTGCACCAGTTGCTTCGAGATCGAGTCACTTGCTGAAGAGAGGTCAACGGTCGCGAGACCGTCTCTGACTGCGGTAGATGCCAAACGTTGGTTAACGGTTTGGTCGGACAAATCAATGCCGATCTTCCTTAGTCTGCGTGCGATGTATTTACCGACGCTCCTCTGCAACAACATATTGACCTCAGGCTCTTTACAAGCCACCCGGTCAATCTCGGACGATTTGGGAACTGTGAAAAGCTCACTGCTTTCGCGCCCGGCAACGTTCTGGAGATCAAGCATCGTGTCTTCACGTGCATAGTCCCAGTATGGCCTGGCAGATGCTGAGCAGTGCGCTTCGCCCATGAGCTTGAGTACAGCGGCGTTTTCATGCCGCTTTACCCGTGTTGAGGCCCCGTTAGAGTGAACAAGACCCGTTAAGATCTCATCCAGTACTAGAGGACCAAGTATACGCTTAACCAAGGACCGAATTTTCCGGATGAATACCGGGTACGAGGTCCACGTGAAATCCGGCTCCAAACACATGAGCCGAATGTTGGTTTTGGCGTTCCTTAGCTCTGTCCGCTGCCACTTGTCTATGGCGGCGGCACGGCGCAGGCTTGGCGGGGTTGTCTTCGAGTCACAGTACTTCGAGAGCATCTGCTCTTTTAGGTACCGTGATTTAAAACCGTGGTCGGCGTGTTCAAGCGCCGATTGCAAGTCTCGAATAAAGACCTCACTGAAGCCTTCGGGCAAACCTACTTTGATCTCCTTTGGCGGTTTCGCATAGCCTTTCGGGCCGGATGGCCTTGAGGTGAGCTGGACCGTTACGGGTTCACTGGTAGGACAACTACGCTTCCTACTAACTTCTTCGGAAGGGTGTGGGGTGCGCATGCATGTCTCCTTAAGGGATGATCATAAAGTCACCGGCATTATGCCGGAAACACAGGAGGAACCAAGGCAGCCGATAGGCGCTTTTCAGCGCTTCTCGGGGGTTACGGTGGGAGGTTTCCCACCGGCCTTTTAAGTGGCAGAAGACCGGATTAACCGGTCTTCACAGTGACACCAGTTGGTGCATCACCTGAAGGTGATGCGGCCTTCGACGGGGAGAGCGCCTTCGAAAGTTGGCGTAAGACCCGACGAAGTGTCGGTCGGAGTGCAAGCACCCAGACCCAGGCCCAAAAGGAGGAGAAAGACACCAGTTTTCACCAGATGCCTTCCAATCCCGTCACCGTGCCGTCGACCACCGTCTGGGACGCAGCAAGAGCGTTGGCAAACATGCCTACGAGATTCTTGCGTTCCTGGAGGGTGGAAGTATCGGCGAAGGTGAACGTCACATCCGCGTAGCTCACGCGGGGGACGGTGGGAACACTGACTCCGTTGATCGTCTCGTTCACGAGAACAGGCGATACGAGCTTCACCCGGACACGGTAATTGCTGCCGGATTTGCGACTCGAGAGCGTGAGCTTCCGCTCACCGATCGGTACCGTCCCCGTCTCCACGAAGGTGGCGAGGTCCGGCGTGATCGAACGTGGCGCGTAGGTATGCGCCACGGGCGTAGATTCGCGGTCATTGACCACGATTGAGGCTGCTTGAGCCATTAGGGTATCCTTCGACGCGCATGTACTTAGCGCAGTAAAAGGGCCATGATGCTGATAAGGCGATCAAGACCGAGGTCACCGAACCCGCGGAAGTGCGGAACCGGAACAGGGAATCCAGTGTACTTGTCCCGTCTAAAGGACTTGTGGAAACCTGTAGCATGGGGCGCTATGCCCCCAAGATATCGAGATTCGCCGGGTAGGCGAAACCGATAGTCGCCCTGCCATTCCAGGTAGGTCGTCCTATATCCACCATAAAAGGAGAGTCCGATCGGGCGTTGTAACGCCCTTACAAAACTTCCCACGGGGATAAACCAGTCGATCACGAAGGACATCGGTAGAAGTTCCCACGCGAGAGCCAACGGGTCAGTTAGCCCGTAAGCCGAGAGTGTGGCCAGAAAGCCGCTGTTAATAGAGAAAGACAGCTCCCCTTTACACTCCTCACGACCAGTAAACGTCTCAGTTTCCATCACCTTACCGGTTAGACCCGGCAGAGGGAGAGGAGGAAGAGAACGTTTGTAGTCCGCTGTTACGCGAAAGATGCCCGGCTGTTTCAGCTGAGCACTCAGCGCAGCGATCGCAGAGTGGATGTCCGACAGTACAGGCAGCCAAAAGAACTTATAGGCTAGCCACCCATGTGCCAGACCACGCGCAGCCTCACGAATGAGGTGAGCTCGTGTCGGACCACGGCGAGTTTGTCTCGCCCCACGTAAGGCGTTTTGATACGCCTTGCGCTTCAGTCGCTTCCGTTGTCGACGGTTGCGAACAGTCCACCCGTAGAAATCGATGGGTCTTGGACGCTTTAGAAAGCGTATGAGATCCACAACGACTTGTACGAGCCCAACGATGCTAGACAACGTCTCCCTCATTTCACCGAGGGACTGGCCCGCGTTCCAGATTTCGTCTGTTACGCGAGAACGTAATTTAGCGTCGACGATCGACCCCGACTCAGAGTTTGCTTTAGGCAATCCGTTCAATTCGGCTTGGTGCCGATATGGCGGACCCTGCGTCAAGAGTGACAGAACACCGACTCCCGTCAACTTTTCCCAGGCGCCATTCGTGGCGATCCTGGTATAGTCGTAAGGATAGGTGCTTCCCATGAAGTACCAACCATAGTATTGTGTTGGCTTCACCCACTTGCCGTTTACCGGTACGGTGGACTCAGCTTCGTCGCGAGCCGTATGGAGTACGTAGTTGACCGCATTCGAATTGGAGACAAAACCAGTAACGAGGTTAAGTCTTTGGTTCGTTTGCGTTGGCTGAACGTCCTTTACGTTTCTCACGATGTTAGCACTCCTTGGAGACAAGGAGCAGGACCCCA